GGCCCGACAAGCTACAAGAAACACTTCCTTGGTCTGTCGCGCAATGTCAGCTACTTCGTTGAGCAAATCGATAGCGCAGACGTGAGCACGTATCGCTACAAGGTGATCTTCAAGCCGTCTGTGATCATTCCAGACGTTTCCATCAAGTAGGCGCAACCGAGCACCACGCCATGCCGACTCGGACTCGGCCGCTCTGGTCATCTGCGGACGATGACCACAAATTGATGAGTGAGGGAAATGCAAGTGATGAAATTCTGCAAACACTGCGCGCACTACTCGCCGGGCTTCGTCGGTGACGGCGGATCGCTGTTGCCGGGCTTCTTGATGGTCTTGCCTGCGCGATGCAACGGAAATCCAGAGCCCACGATCAACCTCGTGACAGGCGAGTTCAACACGTACGCCGGCGCATGCGTGGACATGCGCCTCGACGGCACGAAGTGCGGCACGAGTGCGGTGTGGTTCAAGCCCGCCACGCTCGATGGACGTCTCGCCATGTTGGAGGATGCGATAGTGATAGATGAGGATATAGACCAGGCGGAGCGCGACTTGATCGAAATAATAGAGATGATCCAGCGCGACTATCGAAAACAGATCGAGCCGTATTTAAAGCAGTTGGCGACGCTTCGAAGCTTGCGTCCGGCTCCGCCCATCATGATCGATGCATCGGTATGGCGCGACTTACACATTGCAAAGGTGGCGAATGAACGACCAACAAATTGATGCATATTGCGAACGGTGGTACATGTGGTGCGTAACGCGCCGGCTGTATGCACCTCCGTCACAGCTTAATATCTTGGCTCGCTTACAGCCACGCAAGACACCGCTGCGCGATCCGGACGGACAGCTCGACGCCGACATGTCATTCTTCAATATGGCGATCCACGGCCTCTGCGAAGATCCTGCACATGCTGACGAGGCTGCATGCTTCCTGGGACTGTTCTGGTATGCCGTCAACGTGAAGGCATTAGCTCGAGAGATGAACTGCGCGCGAGGTACCGTCTATAACCGATCGCGCAAGTTCGCTGCACACGCTATGTCTCTTAGCAAAGCGCTTCGCAAGATTCAGGAAGCCAATAGTATGCCGAAGTGTTCAAGTTTCGCTGAACATAATAGTGCTTTAGTGGATTGAACACTTCGTCGTAAAATTGAAGGTAATTAGGCAGTCTCCGAAACTGCCTCTAAAGCCCGCAACGCGAAAGCCGAGCGGGCTTTTTGCTTTCACATATGCTGATTGGTAGCCTCGGACCGAGGGGCTTTTAAAACGACTTGTGGCGCAGCGGACGGCCAGTCGGCATCCCCGAGAGCTAATCATTCTTCCGCAAGCCGTGAGTGCGCTAACCGCGGCAGCCTCGGACGTTCTGGAAGTCGTGGGTCTCCGCCGGCACGCCGGAACTCTGCACGACGCGGGCCGCGGCACCCTCAACCCTTGGAGTGAATCATGAGCGATCCCGTAGCCCAAGCAGCAGCCCAGATCGCCGCAGATGCGGCGCCGAGCAGCACCGAGCCGAGCATGCTTGATCGCGCGATGGAGACCATCCACACGCTCGAAGCGAAGGTGGAGCACCTGATTCATCCGGACGCGCCGGGAAACGTCGTTGCTGGTGCGGCCGATTCGGCAGCTGCAGCCAGTGCGAGTACCGCCGAAACATCGCCTGCTTCTATGACGAGCATTACGCCCGAGCCCTCATCGGGTGAAGCCCCAAATGCTGTCGCCACACCGCCCGCTGGTGCTGCTATGCCTGCCAGTACCGGCAATGTGCTGCTCAACGCCGCGCCGGTAGTTGACGAGGGAAACGTACAGTCGGCGGCAACCGCCTCCTCACCGCTGCCGAATTCAACGCCTTCTGCGCCGAGCTCGCCCGAGAGATCAACCGAGAACTCGGACTTATCTGAACTCTCGCGCGAGTCGCATCTGATGCTGCTCGAAGCGAAGATCGCCGCCTTTCGTATGAAGCTGGCGAATGCCGAACGGGTTGCGCTCGTTGAGTTCGAGGCGATCGTCGGGCATATCAAGGCTGTTCTGTAATAACGGGCCGATTGAGCTATGGGTCGCAAGTCTTCGCTCACTCCCGAGCAATGGGTCGAGATTGAGCGGCGCCATCTTGTCGACGGCGAATCGGTTCGATCTCTCGCGAAAGAATACAGCGTCGATGAAGCTGCGATCCGCCGCAAGATAAATCCGCAAAAGTCCGCAGATGAAAAGTCCTCGAAAAGCTTACGGGAACTGGCAGACGCAAAACTGAACGCTGATAAGGCGGTGCGTGAAATATCCGCGGAAATATCCGCGCTGCCGATTTCCCGTCAGCAGATTGTGAGTGACTTGGCGCAGAAGCTGATGAACATCAGTGGTCACCTTGCATCTGCTGCCGAATACGGCGCCGCAACGGCTCACCGGCTGTCTGGCATCGCGCACATGAAGGTCTCAGAGATCGATGACGCCAAGCCACTTGACCAGGCGGGTATTGAGACGCTGAAGGGCATTGCGGTGCTCACGAAGATGGCGAACGAGTCGAGCGAGATTGCAGTGAATCTGCTGAGCGCGAACAAAGAGACCGTGAAGGAACTGAACAAGCCGCGCGATGCGTCGATGGAAATCAGGCGCATAGAACTGGTACCGATGCGTGCACACGGCTCAGATTGAGATTCCTGACAAGCTGATCCCCGTATTTGAGGGTGAGGCTGATGTTCGTGGCGCTTACGGTGGCCGCGGATCTGCCAAGACACGCAGCTTCGCAAAGATGGCTGCGGTTCGTGGGCAAATCTACGGTACGGCCGGCATAACTGGCATTTTGCTGTGCGCCCGCCAGTTCATGAACTCGCTTGAAGATTCCTCGCTCGAGGAAGTAAAGCGGGCAATTGAAGAAGAGCCGTTTCTGGCGGCGTATTACGAGGTCGGTGAAAAGTACATCAAGAGCCGTGACGGGCGCATTTCATTTGCGTTCTCCGGTCTTGATCGGAATATCGCCTCGGTTAAGTCGAAGGGCCGGATTCTTCTGTGCTGGGTCGATGAAGCCGAGCCGGTGACCGATGAAGCGTTCACGACGCTGATACCGACGCTGCGCGAAGAAGGCGACGACTGGAACGCTGAGCTGTGGGTGACGTGGAACCCGAAGCGCAAGACGGCTGCTGTCGAAAAGCGGTTCCGGTTCACCGAAAGCCCGCGCGTAAAGGTGGTGGAGCTCAACTGGCGCGACAACCCGAAATTTCCGCGGAAGTTGCAGCGCGACCGTCAGACCGATCTCGATGAGCGTCCGGAACAGTGCGACCACATTTGGGAAGGCGGTTATGTGACCGCGCTCGAGGGCGCGTACTTCACGAAGCACCTGGCCGCAGCCAAAGAGCAGGGCCGCATTGGCTTCTTCCCTGCTGATCCGTTGATGACGATTCGCCTGATATGCGACATCGGCGGCACGGGTGCGAGGGCCGATGCGTTCGTGATCTGGGCGATGCAGTTCATCGGTCGAGAGATTCGCGTTGTGAACTACTACGAGGTCGTTGGTCAGCCTGTCGATGCGCACGTAGCCTGGTGTCGATCGGAGGGCTACACGCCTGATCGCGCGCAGTTCTGGCTTCCGCATGACGGCTCGACGCAAGACAAGGTTTATGACGTCTCGTATCAGTCTGCGTTGAAGGCTGCCGGCTACAAGGTGACAGTTGTTCCCAATCAGGGAAAAGGCGCGGCGATGCAGCGTATTGAGCGTTCGCGTGTGCTGTTTCCGCAGGTCCGGTTCGATGCAGAAGCGACTGAAAAAGGCCGTGATGCACTCGGCTGGTATCACGAAAAGCGAGATCAGGCGCGCGGCATTGGCCTTGGTCCCGAGCACGATTGGGCTAGCCATGGCGCCGATGCATTCGGGCTTGGCTGCGTGATCTGGGCTGAGCCGACTCCGCCGAAACCTAAACCCGTTGTGCACCGATCATCAGGTGGTGCTGGCGGATGGATGGCCTGATTGAAGCTGCTAACGCTCTATAAGCGCAATGAAGGCGCGATGACTAATGGCGATCCCGCCGAATCGCGAAGACAAGGACAATCACGTTAATGGCGCGCAAACGCAAATCCGACTACGCTGAATCGAGCGGGCTGGACCCGATCGTCAAGGAAGCCAAGGATCGGTTCGCCCGTTGCGTGGACGCCGAGAGCGAGTTCCGAAAGCTATTCGTCGAGGATATGAAATTCGCCAATGGCGATCCCGACAACAACTGGCAATGGCCCGACCAGATCCGCCAGTCGCGCGACGGCGACCGGCGCCCGTGTCTGACGATCAACAAGGTTCGCCAGCACAACCTGCAGATCATCAACGATGCGAAGCAGAACAAGCCGAGCATCAAGACGCTTCCTGTAGATGGTCAAGCCGATGTCCAGATCGCCAAGATTCTCGACGGCATCATGCGTCACGTCGAGTACAACTCGCACGCCGAGATCGCGTACGACACAGCGACCGAGTTTGCGGTGCAGGCTGGCCTCGGATACTGGCGCGTCATCACTGACTATGCGCACGATGGCTCATTCGAGCAGGAAATCTTCATCCGCCGCGTTAAAGATCCTTTGTCGGTCCTGATCGATCCGGACATTCAATCCGCCGATGGTGCAGACGCTAAGTTCGGCTTTGTCTTTGAGGACGTGCCGAAGGAAGAATACGAGGCGCAGTATCCGGATGAAGACCCGGCGAGCGTGACGTTTCCGATGGAAGCGACCGGCGATCCATGGCTGGAGAAAGATCACGTGCGCGTGTGTGAGTATTTCTACCGCGCCGAGAAAAAGGACATGCTCATCAATCACCCGACGCAAGGGCCGATGAAGCTGTCCGCGGTGGAAGATCCCGATGAGCGCAAGGTACTGCTCGCTGACGACGGCGTGAAGAAGCGCGAGATCACCGAGCCGCATTTCAAGTGGTGCAAGATCGCTGGCGACAAGATCATCGATCGCAAGGAATGGCCGGGCCGCTATCTGCCGATCGTGCGCGTGGTGGGCGAGGAGATCGTTATCAATGGCAAGGTCGAGCGCAAGGGCCACACGCGCAACATGAAAGACGGCCAGCGCATGTATAACTACATGACCTCGGCCAACGTCGAATACATCGCATTGCAGACCAAGACGCCGTATGTCGCGCCGGCCGAAGCCATCGAAGGCTATGAGGACGAGTGGAAGAACGCGAACAAGGAAAACAAGGCGTATCTGCCCTACAACAGCGTCGACGAACAAGGGCGAGAGATTCCCCGTCCCCAACGCGAGCAGCCGCCTGTAGGCGCATCTGCGTACCTGCAAGCCATGCAGACGGCGCAGCAGGAACTGATGATGACGAGCGGCCAGTATCAGGAGCAGTTCGGCGCGCCGTCGAATGCTGATGCTGGTGTGGCCATCGCTGCACGCCAGCGGCAGGGCGACAAGGCTACGTATCACTTCATTGACAACGTGGCACGCGCGATCCGCTACACCGGCCGCATCATGGTTGACCTTATCCCGAAGGTGTACGACACCGAGCGCGTGGTGCGCATCGTTGGCGAGGATGGTAGCGAGGACTTCGCGCAGATCAATCCGCAGCAGCCTCACGCTGTTGGCGATGCTAACGGTCAACCGGCACCGATTCAGCCGCAGGGATCGCAGAAGCCGACTACTGCAGAAGCTGCGCAACTGATCTACAACCCAGGCATTGGCCGCTATGACGTGACGGTAGAGGTCGGCCCGAACTACGAAACGCGTCGGCAGGAAGCATTCCACGCGCTCACGCAGATCATGTCTCAGGATCAGGGGTTGATGAAGGTGGCCGGCGATCTGCTTTTCAAGGCTGCCGACTTCCCGATGGCCGATGAGGTAGCAGAGCGTCTACACCGCACGATCCCCGCGGAGATCCTAGGCGAAGGTCCGACGCCGGCTGAAGCCGACATGCACCAGAAGATGCAGCAGATGGAGCAGATGATCAACCATCTGTCGCAGGCGCTTCAGGATGCGCGCAGCACGCAGGGGCGCGAGGATGCGCATGTGCAAATCGACGCATACAAGGCAGAGACAGACCGCCTGAAGGCCATTGCTCCTGACATGGCGCCGGAACTCATTGCCGCGATCGCCGCGCACCTGGTGGCAGAGACGCTGCGTACCGGTGACCCAAGCCAGATTCAGCCGATGCCAACGGGTGCGCCGCCCGATCCATCTCAGCAGCAACCGCAGCCCCAACCGAACCCGCCGAGCGCGGGTTTTTCTTTGCCCGCTCAACCTCAATAAGGGATTCGATCATGGGATACCCAGGCCTCATTCAAGACCTCGGCTCGACGACGTCGGTTCAAGGCATCTACAACATCAAGCAGGTTCTGACGCCGGCCGCCGTCGGCGCGAATACGACCGCTGAGCAGACGTTCGCCGTTCCCGGTCTGCAGGTTGGCGACTCGATCGACATCAACAAGGCATCGCATCAGGCCGGGCTGAGTATCGGTAATGTGCGCGTGTCAGCCGCCAATACGCTGGCAATCCAGTTCGTCAACACGACGGCCGGCTCGATCACGCCGACGAGCGAGCAGTACATCATCGGCGGTCAGCGCTAAGACACAGCAATACAGATTCCCCGAAGGCCCGTTTCTCTCACGAGAGCGGGCCTTTTTGCATTCCGTACCGGCGCGGCATCACCGGGCTCAATCCTTGGACACGTCCATGCCTCCCGATCAAGACGCAGTATCCGCAGTCGATAACGTCACGCCTACGGCCTCCACGGAACAGGCGCAACAGCCCGCTGAAGTCAGCACGGAACCGGGCGCCGGGCAAACCACGGAAGCAGTCGAGACAGCCGCGCAGGAAAAGCCTAAGAACGATTGGGTACAACGGCGCATCGACCAGCTCACGCGGGAGAAACACGAGGAAAAGCGGCAGCGTGAAGCGCTCGAACAGCAGTTGCAGCAGTATCGGCAACCCGCTGAGCAGACGCAGCAGCCCCAGCAACGGCAGATGAGCGCCGATGACGTGCGGGCCGAAGCGAAGCGCCTCATCCAGCAAGAGAAGTTCGATGACGCCTGCAACAAGGTGTTCGACGCCGGTAAGGGCGAGTTCGGCAACGAGTGGGATTCGTCGCTGCGCACGTTCCAGATGCTCGGCGGCGCATCGCCCGAGTTTCTCGAAGCCGTGACGGCGATGGATGCCGGCCACAAGGTTTTGCATCACCTCGGCCAGAACCCGGAAGTCGCTGAACGCCTGCTGTCCCTTCCTCCGTTGCGCATGGCGCTTGAGCTCGCCCGTCTTGAATCGACGGTCGGCCAGGCTAAACCCAAACCCGTTTCCAACGCCCCCGCACCGATCAACCCGATCGGCGGACGGTCCGCGCCTGCCGAGCCCGAGGAATTTGCCTCGACCGCAGAGCAGATCGCGTGGTGGAAGAAACACGGCTCCAAATGAGGCTGAAAAATGAGCAATACCCTTCTTAATACCAGCAAGATCCTCGACAAGACGTTGATGATCCTGGAAAACAACCTGGCGTTCTCGTCGCGTGTGAACAAGGAATACAGCGACGAATTTGCCGTCAAGGGTGCGAAGATCGGTTCGACGGTGAACGTGCGCAAGCCGGTGCGTTTCGTCGGTACGACTGGCCCCGCGCTGAATCTCGAAAACGTGCAGGAAACGGAAATTCCGGTCACGCTCGACACGCAGTTCCACGTCGACTTCATGTTCTCTTCGTCGGAACTGACGTTGAATATCGATGACTTCGCTGAGCGCTATCTGGCGCCGGCCGCAGCCACGATCGCCAACAAGATCGACCTCGACGGCCTCGGTCTGTACACCACGGTCGGCAACCAGGTCGGTGTCGCCGGCACGACGCCGAGCGATATTCAGGTTCTCCTGGATGCGGGCACCCGTCTCGATCAGGAAGCCACGCCGCGCGATGGTATGCGTGCTGCCGTATGGGACCCGGCTGCAAACGGAAAGATGGTGAAGGGTGCCGCCGGCCTGTTCAACGCGCCGCAGAAGATCAGCGACCAGTACGCCAGCGGCATCTTCGTTCCGGCGCTGGGCTTCGACATCGGCATGGACCAGAACGTCCGTCAGGCTACAGCTGGCACACGCACCAATGGCACGGTGTCAGGCGCGGGTCAAACGGGAAACACGCTGCTGGTGACCGGTCTCGGTGCTGGCGGCACGGTTGCGGCGGGCGACACGTTCACGATCGCTGGTGTGTTCGCGGTGAACCCGCAATCGCGCGAGTCGACGCGCGTGCCGCGCCAGTTCACGTCGCTCACTGCGGCGACTGCTGACGGTTCGGGCAACGCGACGCTGTCGATCTTCCCGCCGATCAATACCTCGGTGTCGAACCAGCAGTATCAGACCGTCACCGCCGGCCCTGCAAATGCTGCTGTCGTGACGTGGGATGTCGCCGCGAACACCCAGTACACGGTGAACATGGCGTATCACAAGAACGCCTTCACGCTCGCGACGGCTGACCTAGTGATGCCGGAAGGTGTCGACTTCGCTGGCCGCCGCAATCACAAGGGCATCTCCATGCGGATCGTGCGTCAGTACGCGATCGGCACGGACACGTTCCCTGTCCGTATCGATGTCCTGTACGGATGGCGCCCTGTGTACAACGAGCTCGCCTGCCGTATCGCCGGCTGATTGATCAAGGGGCCGTCATGTTCGGAGCAACGTGCGGCCCCTGCATTCTTCTGGAGTGGTTCATGCCATACGAAAAATTCCCGATGTGGACGCATAAGCAGGGCGAGAAATCGCGGATCGTCCACACGCAGGAAGAATTTGATGCATTGGACGAAGGCTGGTCCGATGCGAATCACGTCCCGCC